GATTTTGACATAGTTGTTACCAATAACTATGGAAACGCTACTCCGTCACTAACTCTAGCAACAGGCTGGTCTACTTTCACTGGACATTCCCAAAAATCAGAAACTACGTCATCTGAAACAAGAATACAAGTTATTAACAGCAGCACTGTAGCAAAAGACAGAGACCAGAATATGTACACTGGACACGGAGACCTCGCATAATGGCAAGCATACTTAAAGTAGATGACCTAAGAGGTAACACATCGGCTGGTGACATTACGATTACTGGCGAAGGTACAGCCACCATGCAATTACAGCAGGGGTTGTCTAAAGCGTGGGTAAACTTTCAAGGAACAAGTACAGTTTCTATTCGTGACAGCCTTAATCAAACTTCACTCGTAGACAACGGTACAGGGGCATATAAAGTAGGGTTTACTAATAACATGAACAACGGAGATTATAGCCTTTGTGTGGCGGGTGGTTCTGGCGGAGTTTACGGAAGTTACAACGCTGTGCATGGCGGTGATGCTGATATTACTACTTCTCAGTATGAAGTTTTTTCATTTGTGACGCAATCTCCGTATGTTTCTGACATTGATGCAATGACAACCAGTGTTAACGGAGACCTAGCATAATGGCAAGCGAACTGAGAGTAGACACCCTGAAGGATAGCAGTGGCAACAACTCTGTTGGCATGAGTTATGTGGCGCAAGGCACAGATAAGATTTGGGTTAACATTAATGGTGTTGCAGGAACTATTGCAGCGAGAGACAGCAATAATTTAAGCAGCTTAACGGATAACGCTACTGGAGACTACTCCGTAAACCTAACAACATCAATGGACAACACTAATTATTCTATATTTGCAAACAGTTCCCGTGATGGTGGCGGTTTCACAGGCCAGCAAAATGCACAGCCCAAAGCAGATTTTACTCCCACAACAGGTAGCTTTAAGGTTGTCGGCAGTAATTCATCAAATGCTGTTTTAAATGACCTTACCAGAATGTTCTGTTCTACAAAGGGAGACCTAGCATGACTAAAGCGGCAGAACTAGCAGAGTTTGGCGGTGGTATCTCAGGCGGTACGGATGCTGTATCTGGGGTGGCGAAGGCATGGGCGTTTTTTGAGTGGAGCGGTGGCCTAACCGCAGAGGACAGCTTAAACGTGTCATCTGTTGATGATGATGGGGCCGGAGACTTTGGGGTCAACTATACTTCGGCAATGGCTGACGCCCATCATGCGCTTCATGCTTTTTCTACAATAACTTCTGGCAACACATATGTTTATGGCTTTGGTCTGGTCAAAGCTACCACTTCTGCCGAACTACTAGCAGGCCGTCATTATAATGGGGGCACTACAGTTACTGAAGACCCTGAGACAAATGAATTTTCAGTACATGGAGACCTAGCATGATGGACGGTATGATGTTCTGGAACATAATCCTGACGCTGGTAGTGGGCCCGGTCCTCTGGGCCTTCAAGCAGCTATATGCTGAGGTCAAGCGTATTCAGATATTGCTAAACCAAACCCGCGAGACCTATGCGCGCCGGGATGATGTGAGAGAAGATATGGGGCAGGTCATGCAGCACCTGCACCGCATTGAGGACAAGCTCGACAAAGTTCTCACAAGGTGACGGCCCATGCCGGACCCAGCCACCCTCATAGCTGTTGCCACCTCGGCCTATCAGCTTATCTCCAAAGGCTTTGCGGCTGGGCGCGAACTCGAATCAATGACAAAGGACTTGTCGCGGTGGGTGGGTGCCTGCCACGACCTTGAGCGCAACCACGGCAAGGCGAAGTCCCGGCGGTGGAACAAAACCGTTGAGGAAGAGGCTCTGGAAACGTGGGCTCACGTCCGGCAGGTCCGTAAGCAGCGCGAATCAATCCGCCTGCGCCTTTTATCCGTAGACCCTAATGCGTGGAACCAACTGCTGCGAATCGAGGCTGACATTAGGAAAGCCCGCATTGCAGAGGAGGAAGCCCGGCGCAAACGGCGTGAGGAAATCACGCTGTGGTGTGTGGCTGTAGCAGCCGCAGGATTGTTGCTGGGCCTAGTAATTCTCGTTCTCTCCAGACTACTCCCATAAAAAAACTTCACTCAAAGCTAAATTAGTTGTTTACATACCTATACTATTAGCGTAGAGTTATATTATGGGGAGGTTCCCCGTAGTCAGGAGGAGGGAAAGAAAACATGATTGTTTATTGCGCTATAAATCGTGTGAATGGGATGAAGTATGTGGGTATCACCTCGCGAAAATTGTCCGATAGAAAGTATGGCCATTTGAAGATGGCCTCTGATGGCAAGGGAAGCCCCGCTAGTATTTGGGAAGCTATTCGTCAACATGGCAAAGATAACTTTTCATTTGAGATAATCGAAAAAACTTCTGATATTGAAAGCCTTCGAGAGCGTGAAAAGTATTGGATTAAACACCTTAATACACTTACGCCTAACGGCTATAATCAAAACAAAGGAGGATCAATTACCACAGCGGACGAATATGCAAAAGAGTTTCGTGTAAACGGGCAATCTTATTTTGGGTTTGGACAATTAGCTGACGCTTTCGGTCTGGAAGAGGGGACAGTTCGGGCTCGGATTAAATACTCTGAATGGACACTGGAGCAAGCTGTTGGGCTTGCCCCGCCTCCAGTACACACAAGGGACGGCACCGAAATCATCTTTAAGGGCACGACCTATCCATCTGAACGACACCTATGTCGGAAGTATAACATTTGTAATAATGTGTTTCGGCAACGATATCATCAAATGGGGTGGGACTTAGATGAAGCATTAGGAGTGGTAGAGCGCAAGAAAAGCCGCCATGAAGTGACTGTGTTTGGCAAAACTTTTAAAAGCCGGACTAAAGCGGCAGAGTATTATGGAATAAAGGAAAGTTCTGTAAAAAGCCGTCTTAACTACGGCTGGTCTTTGGAGGATGCTTTGTCAATGGATATATTGCCTAACAGCAGGCCCAAACCAATTACGGAGTATCATATTCATGATAAGGTTTACAAAACCCATGATGAAATTGCCACAGCTTTTGGGTTGAGCAAAGGAGCGGTTAGAAGCAGAATATTTAGGGGCCGAGCTAATGGCAAAGATTTGAATGAAATTTTCGGAGGCTGATATGACATGGTTCACAGATTACCGGCATGAAGTAGAGCGGCAGCCCGAGGGCTGGGTTGTCAGCATCTGGAAGGGGGCTAAGCTGATCCAGCAATTACCATTTGAGACTTGCAGCGCAGCACTTTCTTTCGTAGAAAGAAGAGAAGGCTGTGAGAAGTTTTCCTCCATTCACTGACAGTCTTAATCCTCCCTGACTGGCCCCCGCTTCGGCGGGGGTCCTTTTTATTTACGGAACTTGCTGATACCGCGTATACCGAAAGACGCCGCTATGGACGCGTACATTGCCCATCTGAACCATTCTGGTGTTTGACTAAGGGCCTCGAAGCCTTGCACAACGTAGGGCTGCGTATGGGGCAGGAATGAGGCAATGACGATTGCTATAAAGGTCAGGGTCCACGCTTCATCCTTCCAGCTATCCTTGCTGGCCTCTGCCATGATGCGCTCCCACCCGGCCTCATGCTTCATCAGTTCGGCCTCAGCTTCAGCCTTAGCCATCTTTACCTTGTGCTTTGCAGCCTGCGATTCGGCCCGGCCCTTCAGCCAGCCAGATGCCAGTTCACCCACAACGGGTATCAATGCCTGTATCATGATTTTTCCTTATTCAGCCAGATTGCAAAAGAGGCTGACAGCATAGTGGTGACAATGCTGACAAACCCGCTTGTCTCTACAGTCCTGTCCTCAGCAGGCAAGTCCATAAACCAGTAGCACACCTGCCACGTTAGAACGATCTGGCATAAAAAAGCCAGCCGGGGGAGGACCTTCCACTGGTCTAAGATTGTTGCCATTTGCCTGTCCTCATCTGCTCTGCCAGTTCTTCAGCCCGGCGACCTACCTGCGTATACCACCGGCTCTTGCCGCCGTTAGAGCCGCTCAGCATCTCGTCAGCAGCCTTCTCGTAGTGTCCGGCACTGAGAGCACTGGCAAAGTTCTGAAAGCCCTCATAGCGGCTCTGACCGAGATTAAACAGCATATTGACCACGACAGCCTTCCGGGGCTCGTTCAGCTTGTCGAAATAGTCATAGCTCTGGGCCGTCTTCATAAACTTTGTGAGGTCATTCATCAGCAGGTAATCTGCCTCAGCCTCAGTTATGCCGCCCATACCCTTCTCAATCAGCCTACCGTATCCGATTGTGTTATAGCCCAGATGGTCCTGATAGCAGTGTGTCACCAGCCCTTCATGCCGCTTCAACTGCTTTATCATCTGGTCTGCGTTATCGCCTAACATCTGCCAACACCTTCAAACAATTCGCCCAGCTATCTGATTCCAGATGCGGGTCCTCGAAAAATGAACACGGTCTAGTATACTTTTTTGTATTGATAGATACCACTGGTATATACCAAACGGCGCGCTGGTCTGCTGAGACGCAAGCCAGAATGTCATAATCTTTTATGGAAGGGAGACGTTTTCTGCCGCCGAGCCCGGTCTGGAAATGCACACGGCGGTCCCGGTGACCCGGTCCTTGCCGGGCAGCTTGACAGGCTTTGACCTGTATTCGCAGCATCTGCCCTGTGTCAGGGTGCCATGCGATGAGGTCCACCGCGTCCTGCTGGCTCATGCTGACCCGCCACCCTCGGCCCAAAACCGAAGCGGCGGCTATGTGTTCCCCGGCTAACCCCGAGGCGGTTTGTGTTATGATATCATCGGCTTTGAATCTGTTGGTCAATGTCATCATTCTGTTTGACTGCCTTTTCCAGCAAAAAGATTGCCAGCTGGGTCATTTCCTTAGCTGACATCTTTTTTTTATGGCTGAAGCCACACGCCGGTACCGTGACCAGTATACCATCATCATATGGCTCAAGCAGTATTATCGGGTCTGGTTCTTCTATCTGGTACATTTTCCACCTTCCTCATTAGCACTGCGTGGATGCTATGAGGGTACGACAGCCGGGAGACAACCTCCCAGCCCTCGTCCTCATAGCGTTGAATGTGATCGTGGATCACATATCTCAGGGTCATGCGCTCAAACACCGCTCAACCTCTTTAAGGTGACGGGTGAGTTTACTGCGTCCGCGCCCTCTTTTGCTGAGTTTCTTGCAGGCGTAGTAAACGGTAGTGTGGTCCCGCCCAAATGCCCGGCCCACTTCTGGATAGCTACAACCCAGCAATCTGACTGACAAATACATTGCGATGTGCCGCTCGTCTGAGTTGAGCCGTCTTTTGGACAGCAGGTCTGAAACTGGCACCCCGGTGACATCACTGGTTGCTTTGATGACCTTTTCAATGCGCTGGTCATAATGCGTCAAACGGGATGCGTTCTTCTCGCTCCCGAATATTTTTAAGATAATTTTCTCTAAGACAGACATCGTTACAATATACCTCCTTATGTCCATTTACGGTTCCCTGATACCGCCAGTTAAACTGCTGGCCGCAGTGTGAGCAGGTGTCGAGCTTATCGACAGCCTGCGCTGATGTTGATGTTTTCGACTTTTTCTTGTCGTACCAC